TCTCTCTAAAATTGGACAAATATCATATACCTTTTTGATTATCCAGTTAACAATTGTGGTAGGGATAACCGCACCATTATCAGCTTTGGTTAATTTGCCCGCCCTCTCATGCACCACGTAACCACGTATGTAGTTTTCAAATGCTCTGACTTCTTGCTGCTCTTTTTCTTTTTTGATTTCTTCGTCTGTTTTCACGTCTTCGCCTCCCACTTCTTGTTTTGGCCCTGTTGCCATGCGGCCAAAGTCTGTCTGCAGGTCAAGTGACCTTACAATTCTATTTACATCATCGCGGATTTTAGTTAGCTCGGTCATTTCCGCGTCTGTAAGCTCTCTATTTTCCGCTTTAGCTTTGTTTAATGTTTCCTCCGCCCTTGTTATAAGGTCGTTTTTACGCTCCATTAACTCTTTTGTGCTCATTACTGTGCCTCCTTAATCTCTTTTATTAATTGCTCAGCAGCTGTATAGCCCACCTCGGCGGCTGCTGGTGGTGAGGTTTCCGGCTCGGGCGCATCAGCGCGCTCCTCTGTGACGGTCACCTCATCGTCAATAAAGTCTTCACCCTGGTATTGCAGCTCGTTGTTATCAGACCTTGCGGTGATGAGTGTGCCCTCGTAAGCCGGACGCTGGGATCTATCGAGGATCGAGACCTCGTACAGGTCCAAATCCTTAACCGCTCGGGTTGGCATGCCATGCTCGACAGTGTTTTCCACCTCGCGGTCTGCAAAACCAAAACTCCAACCGACAAGCTCACCATTGCGGGCTTTTGCGATCACGTCCGGGTCGTCAATCGTTGCTCTGGCGTATAACCCGATACTATTTTCCTGGAGCTCCAGATTACCGCTTTTAGTCGAACCTAAATCGCGTTGCCAATCGTGGTTGAGCAAAATATGTATGTCATCATTGCGTTTAATTGCATTACCAAACGCGCCCTTACAGATCCGCTCAATGAATTTGCCCATGCGGCTTATAAGTGGCTTGCTATTGCGCTCAACGGCATTAACATAGCCTTCAACCTCCACGCTGCCGCCATTAATCCGTACCTGCATCTCTCTCACCTCCTTCAGCTATTGCCGCTTTCTTCAAAGTCTGTGTCTATCTTTTTGTCGGTTAGCACTTTATCGATTGTCTGGCCCTCGCCTTCGGAGGCTGTGTTTGTATTAGGCGTGTAATAGGTGTGGTTGTTAATATCGTATAGCACAGCCCCTAGCCCCACATTCACCACGTCCAGGCCATCTACCCATTCCATATTCTCCGCGCGTCTAATCTCGTTGATTGTCATAAATGAGGTTTCTTTTGCTAGTTTATAAGCTTCAAAGCGCTCTTTTATGTTGGCTTTTATAATCTCTTTTACATCAAATTCAAAAAAGTGGTGTTTCTTCTCGTTTTCCAATAATAAATCACGATTTAAGGCGGTTTCGAAAACTTTGATGATCGGGTATATTGCTTGTTTAAAAGTCTCATAAAAGTCATTTTTGATATAAAATATGGCGTTTATTTCGTCTTGCAATGTTTTCTTGCTCTCGTTTAATTGCATCTCAACGCTAGAGTTACTTGCCTCTTGGAACTCTAGGCCGTTGTTTAGCACTACCACGTTGTTTTCGGTGTTGGCGTAAAGGTTTTGCCACGCCTGTTTTAGTACATTGATCTCATCCTGCCCGAGTTTTCGCGTGGATTTTAAAAATCCCTTTTTGTTACCGCCACTACTCACCAAACCTAATTGGTAGAGTAAGGTCTGATATGCTGTCTCTAGCGCCTTTGACACCTCCGCGGTCACTCCCACGCCTAATGCCCCATCTTTGGTCCGGCGTAAGAGTTTTATAAACTCGCAAGGTTTGTACTCCTGGCCCTCAACCAAAATAACGTAGTCTTTAAAAATCGGCTTAAAGTTTTTGAGTACTGTAATGTAGATATCCTCCACATAGTAAAGTCCAACAACCTCATTGCGGTATCGGTTGATGTAAGCATAACCGCCTTTGCCCATCAAATAGTCCTCTACCATCGCCTTTTTAAACTGGTAGCCATCTAAAGTATCGCCTGTATCATTGTTTAAAAGCTTTACACGTGGGTCGTTTTCAAGCTCCTCCACCTTGCCATTTTTGCGCTTGTACAGTTTCACGGGCATAGATGCCACCATGTTACTTATAAAATCAACAGCGCCCGATACGGCGGGCAAGGTCATTGCTTTTTCCCGGGTGATTGTCTCACCGTTAAGGAGTGCCTTAAGCAATACATCATCAACTGGTGGAGTTATGGTAGCAGGTGTGTCATCGCGTTTGCGCATAAAGTCAAATAATCCCATGCTTTCACCACCTTTCGCTTAAATCGTTTGTATAACAAAGTCCATCTGATTTAAAAAATAATCCTGTTGTGCCAGATAAACCGCATTAATAAGCGATACCACCATGTCTACTTTGCCGCGTGATCGCTTTTTGTGCACGTAGAGATTTTTATTAGTGTCATAGGTGCATCGCGCATTCTGAAAATTAATCTCTAAGAGTTTGTTTGGTGTATACGCAAACTCTTTGGACAAGATCTTTTCTCGCAGCAATTTGCTCGGTGGATGTAATGTGCTTGAATGCTGCCGGATTTCCACCATGTTATATCCTGCCTTTTCCAGTTTTTGAGCTGTGGAGAGCGCATTCCAGCGGTCATACCCGATCGCCTGGATTACTACTCCATACTTTTCCTCGAGACCTAAAATAAATTTTTCCACAACCGCATAATCGATTACTTTATCACCGCATGCTACTACATGATCGGTCCGGGTTAGCTCTAGGTAGTTAACTTTTTCGCTTACCGTTTTTTCCGCGATTCGGCCCTCGGGGATAAACGCCCAGCTTGCTGCCAAAATCCGATCGTCACCGTCGACAGATACCATCGACACACTTGTATTATCGTTGGTCTCGGATAAATCAAGGCCCAAATAAACAACACGGCCCTGCCAATCGATATTAGCCACCTTACAGGCTTGCACCTCGTTTAGCTGGATGTACGTTTCAACGTTTGATCCGCTGTAAATTATATTGCAGTGTTTGGTGACAAAATTCTCTCGGGCTGTGTCCATTGCAATGGCATATGCACGCTTTTTTTTGAGGTCCTCCCAGATCTCCGGGATCTCCAGTGCAACCGGATTAGCTTGTTTGAGGATTAAGTCGTTAGTCTCCCACCCTTTGGTTTTGTCGGGCTCGTAGAGCAATGCAAACCTGGTTTCGTCTTTTACTAGGCCGTCTAGCACCTTTTTACTATACGCCACCTCATCCTCAAAGGGATTGTCAATTGTCGGGTATTTCGTGCTAATAATGAAGCCCAATTTGTTTAGTATATTTAACTGTCCAGACCGCATGGCCTGTATGGGATAAGAAGTCGGAAGTGCTCCGGCCTCATCAGCAATAAACGCATTGGGGAGCTGTCCGTCCATACGGGACGTTGAGTATGACAATGGAATGTATTGCGATTGTGTAGGTTTAAACAAGATGTAGTCTCGGAGCACTTTGAACCTCTTATCACCACGGTATTCGTAAATTAGCGGTGATGAGCGGATTGTCTCACTCATCGCCTCGCGGATTTCGCGTGACAGGGCACCGTCTGGGGCTACGCTATGGAATTTACTAAACTTTGGCTCGGTTAAAAACAACAAAATAAATATAGTTGATATTGTATACGTTTTAAAATTTTTCCGGCAAATCTCTAAAATGCCTGTCTCATATCTGCGTTTGTGTGGATTATCCCTATACACTGTACACAAAATAGCCACATAAAAAAGCCACTGATAGCCACAAGTGCAATCGTACAGGCTTTGGCCAGCCTTGAGGCCCTTTGGCATTACCAATAGCTTTAAAATGCTTTCGAGCTGTTTTACTTTATGCTCGCTTATAATATATTTTTTATCCTTGCCCTCACAGATCCGCATAAAATCGCGCATTTGTGCTTTTACATATTGCGGTGTTGTCTGCCGTCTAATATTATCTTTGCAATATTGATATGCCTTACTGCTCGTCATCGGCATCCACACCGTTTAAAATTTTGAGGAGTGGGTCCTCGGCTTCTTTGCTGTCCTTAACGTTAAAGTTCTTAATAATTTTCATCAACGTCGACACAGTTTTGTTCGCGCTGTCAGTCGTGCGATTGTACTCAGCCACCGCTGGGCTCGTATACAGGTTTTTGCGTCCCTTGACATACTCTTTCGTCACCAGCATCCCTTCTGTTTGCATTGTTTTTTCGAGCTGGGCAAGGACGTTTAGCTGTACTTGATATCGCTTAAATGTGGTTAAAAATAAAAAATTAGACTGCACGCCACTCTCTTCTGCAATTTGTATAATCTCTTGGGCTTGTTTCGTCAAGCTTTTTTTAGCCATCTACTTTCACCGCCTTTTCTCCAGTATATTCTTCCCACCTTTTTATGATTGTTTCAACTTGACACTCCACACAACTGAAGTCGTGGGATTCTTGCTTCAACGACCACTGCCTGACATTGCCAGGTCTTACACGGTCTCCACAGGCGTTAATTCCCGTATGCCCTACGGTACTGATTTTTAGGCTATCATCCTCACGGTTGAAACCATGGGTTCCCCCGCCCGCATGGGTTATAATGTCTAATTTCCCTACTTGCATTAATTTCTCCTTTATTGTGTATTTTCTGCAATTTTCTATAAAATATTGTAAAAAACGTCCAAAAAACGCATGAGGACGCCATTTTTGTATTCGAACCTGGGCGCCGTGGTTACGGAGCCTTGTGCAAGTTGCACAATAGGCATAGGGGGGTATGACACAGTTATCCCCGATTGGTGTCCTCATCACGTTTTGCTGCTAGCTCTCGCAGGTAATTCGCTTCGATTATCCCACCATCAGCAAGAGTGTGACAGTTTTGGCATAAACAAACCAGATTATCATCATCCAATAATTTTTCTGGTGCATCGCGTAGTTTGGTGATATGGTGTACCTCTAGGTTGTCATAAGTGTATATACCTTGGGCTCGGCATGTGGTGCATAAGTATTTGCTAGATGCCTTGATCTCTGCTGCTTTATTGTGCCATTTGCGTGTGTTTCGCAGGTTGTCAATATCTATCTTGCTCGTGTTATAGTCACGGCTTGCCGCACAGCGGTAACCTGATTTATGCAGCTTGCCACATCGTGAGCATGCCTTATACATTGCCATTTACTTGATCCCTAATATCTCATTAACTTTGTTTTGCACCGTGTAATAGTCGTAACCTGCAGCTTCAAGTCTACATCTACGCTCGTGTCCATTACCCCAATCACCATTTATTACAGAGCGTGCTATCTGATCTAGGCTACTGTTTAAAAGCTCATTAACGCGTTTTTGCACCGTATAATAATCATAGCCCGCGGCCGTTAATTTGTTTTTTCGCTCTGTTCCGTTGCCCCATTTACCCGCTATTACCTCGGTTGCTAACTCATTTACAGTTTTGTGTATACCATCATCAACAAATAGATCGGTACACATATAGTTTAGATCAACATCACCAGATATCCCCGGCATTTTGCCGAGGCTTGTATATTGCCAAATATCGTAATTTATACTGATTTCCGGTGGATTATTGCTATATTTAGCACACCAGATTATATAGCCAGCATCTGCAATTTTAGCTGCGTCTAAATAATTAGTGAACCAGTTCTGATTTGCATAAATTCCAGCTTGATAACCTATTTTTTTAATCTCATTACAAAATTTAAGTGCATAACTTGTGAGTGTAGCTTTCCCGAGTTCAACTGTACTTTTATCCTCCATGTCTAGAAATACGCAAAATGGCTTTTTACCGCACTTTTGTAGCTGCGTTTGTACATGCTCAACCTCACTATTAAGTTGCATTTCGCTTGTTGCATAGCTATACAGATAAATCCCATAAGGTATACTATATTTCTCACATTGTGCTACGTTTCGATCATAATATTTGTCATGTTGACTAATCACATTGCTTCCGAAGCCACAACGTATAATCGTAAAGTCTGTTTTTACTTTGTTCCAAGCAATCTCATGATCCCGTTCGCTTACATCAACTCCAAATTTCATACTTCACCGCCTTCCAGTACATTTTTAGCTCCGCTAAATACTCCGCAGCTTATTAGCCCTAATGCTATGCCTATAATTGCTCCTTTTTCTATTCCATAATCTAAAATATATCCGTACACAAAGATACCACTAGCCAATCCTAAAAACAGATCAACGAGTGGTATAAATTTGGCATTAACGAATTCCATGCGTTTGCATATCTCCGCTAATGCCATTATCATCGCGACTTGCGCCGCTGGTGTTAACAAATATGTAATTAAATTATCCGCCAATAGCCACACCTCTCTAATTCTATTTTAGCACACTTTTTGTCTCATTTTTTTCAGTTCCTCAAAATTTTTTCTATGCTTGATAATTGCCTATACATGTGTGCTCGACTACAATTCAACTTTTCGCATATTTTGTGTATAGGTAATCCATCCAAATAACGATAAACAAAAACTCGTTCTATTGTTCCCTTCATTTGTCGCAAGTGGTATTCCATGCGTATTAGATATTGATGCTCAATCTCAATTTCTTCTTGTAGTTGATCAATTTCCTTATCAATTCCTTCAATATTCGCCACATAGTCGGCGAAATAATCTTTATAATGCCCTTTTTTAGTGTCTCCCCCCCCCCGAAAAAACACACGATTTCGGCAATGTCATCTCAAAATACATTCTTCGTTTTGCTTTTAAACTATTCAATCTTTCTTTTGCTATTTCCAATTCGTATTTTTGGTCGCAAAAATTCTTCAAAACTCATTCACTCCCCACTATTTTTCAACTATAAAAAACCATTATAAATAATTAACATGTTGGTTAAATTCATGTTAATTATATCATGTTGTTTTCTTTTTTGCCATTTTTTTGTAAGGAGTGGTGGCCTTTTGCTAAAAATTGATGCGCTCAGATTCTGTTAAAATCCGGGCAATTTCGGCTTTTGCTCGTCAAGCTATTTACCCCCCCCTTTTTTTTGTGTTTGGCTGTTAAAAAGCTAAATTTAAGGCGTTTTAGAGCTTGTTTAGGTCTTCGCGTGATAGCGAGTTGTAGATATTGTCTTCTTGATATTTGTTTTTGTGTCGTTTTCCGTTTTGATTGTATCCTATGTCGGTCCATGCTTTAGCTGCTATTTGCCAGTTATTAATCCCCTTCCAACCTCGGCCCTCATAGTAATAAAAGAATTTTACAGGATCTGTTTCTAGTTCTTCGTACTGAAAATAAAGTTGCACCTCTTCCAAAGATTCAGGCGGAGCTAATTTAAATTTATTATTAGGAGGTTTCTTTTCCAGGTCTTTAGACCTGGCAGGTGGTGAATTTTTATGTTTTTTTTCAGAAGGCGGAAAAGATATATTATTTATATTATTTATATTATTATATTCTATAGGAAAATCTGTTCCTAACCTCATGAAAGATTTTTCCTGAGGGGTCGGGAAAGATTTTTCCTGAGGGGCCGGGAAAGATTTTTCTGTGTTTGCCGCAGGGATGTTTTGACTTCCAGAAGCCTGTTCTTCGAGTTTTGCTGCTTTTAAATAAATTCTGCGTTCCAAGACTTCCTGAGTCTTTTCATCTCTTATTACTTCGACTACGATATGTCCATAATCGATTAATTCTTTTAACCAGTTTCGAATAGTACGAATATCCTTTTTTAATAAATCCCCCAGATATGCATTTGTAGCCCAACAATAACCTTTTTGTCTGCATAAACCAGAGATTAAAGAATACAACACTTTGGCGTTATTGCTGATATTATTATCCAGAGCTACTTTGCAAGGCATAACTAAATAATAATTTAACTCTAAATTTTCACTTTCATAAATTGACATGGTTAAATCTCCTTTTATTTTATTAAAATATATTTTCTCCAGTGTTTTAGCTAAAGAAAGTAAAATTTCATGTTTTTTGGAAGTGGAGGAGGAAAAGGCGTATTATTTAGACCCAATTAGGCCAAAATTTTTGACTTCTGGTCCTCATGCGGTTTTTCAAGGTTTGAATTTGTGTTATTTTTATAAGCTAAATCTTTCTCAACCTGATCATTAAGCGCTTTTTCCAAGTTTTCTTCATATTAGGCGGCCTTCGACTACTCCTCTCAAATCAATCGTTATGGCTGAAATCGCCCGAATTTCGTCGATTTCAGCCCCGAGTTTAAGTTTTTTCATGGTTGGCTATTTTTCATAGGCTAAATTTGCGCTCGCCTTAAAACTCAAATTTGAGGCGTTTTAGAGTATGTTGTTAATGTCGTCCTCATCCAAGCTGTGGAACCACGGCTTGTCGTTATGGTTATTATTAGCGTGTTTGCGCTTGTTTTGGCTTATGTCTTGCCAGGTTTGTGCTGCTGCGTGCCAGTTATCGATTCCGCGCCAACTTCGTGCCTCGTAGTAATAAAAAAATCGTTTGGGGTCTGTTTCAATTTCTTCTTGTTCAAAATAATCTCGCACTTCTAGCCAATCTTCTGGTGGGTTTATTTTTTTATTTACAGGCTCGTTAGGCGTGAGAAATCCCACAGTTCGTGTAGGCGCTCTATAAAAAATATCATTTTTTATATTATTATTTATAATATCTATATTATCTATGGACGGTTTTCCGTCTAACCTCGGACAGTTTTCTGTCTGAGGGGTCGGACAGTTTTCTGTCTGAGGTGGGTCATTGTCTTGAGGATGGCTTTCCGATGCGGTTTCGCGCCAATATGCCTCAGCAATGTAAATTCGCCTCTTTAACACTTCATGTGTTTCTTCATTTCGGATCACCTCAACAACGATGTAACCACTCTCTCTTAGTTGTTTTATCAATGTTTTGATCGTTGTAGGGCTTTTTTTAACATATTTAGCTAAATAGGCGTTAGTGGCCCAACAATAGCCTTTTTCTCTAGATAGTCCTCGGATTACAGCGTAAAATAATTTTGCAGCATCACTCAAATTCTCATCTAATAAATAACACGTGTGCCGGGATCACGGCATCGTACGCTAATTGCATTTTATTTTTCCTCCTTGAACATAGTTACGACTGCCTATAATTTGTAAAATGGACATGTAATGTGCCTCCTAAATTTTATTTATAGATTTTAGCTGTTTAGTTTTTTGAAATAATGTTTTGAAATTCACACATCAAGGTGTATACAGAAAAAAGCATCTTGATATGGCCCTTTCTCCATACTTCAGATGCTTTTTTCTATATATTAAGCCCATAAAGGCTTTAATATCGTTTTTTATTCATCTTCATAGCAGAAAGGGTTATACTATTAAGACAATTTATATTTGTACTAATAGCATAACATAGATTGTATGGAAAGTCAATACTTTTTTGTTTTTTTATAATTGCCAAATGATTATTCACACATTAAATACATCTTTAATTTCATAAGTTTTAAACCCTTGAACGTTTTCACCGTATTTTAATGCGTATTCATATTTTCCGCTAATTGCTTCATAGACTTCGGTCAATAGTTGGGCGTATTGTGTATATGATAAAAATACAATATCTATGTCGCTTTTTAAGCTTCTTAAGAATTCGTTATTAGTATGAATCATAAAACCGTCATTAGAAGTACCCATAATAACCTTGTTATAGAAAATACAAGAGTTTTTGTATTCGCCATTTAAAATACGAAACCATATGGAGACCATAGGCATCCCGGGATTCTTCGCCGATTCACTTGTTTCAACTAATTCCATCTTTTCTATTTTGACTTCATAAACGCCAGATGGAACATCTGTGTATTCTTTGCTACTTTCTGCCGCTTTCTGTATATCTGCTAACAACCCTTCATTATCAATCATCTTATCAAACTTTGCAAATCGTCCTTCCATTATTGTCCTCCGCTGTAGAGTTTAATAAGTTCATCTATTTTGAGTGGTATTTCCGTTTGTGAGATGCCAAGCCTACCGCCGCCAAAGCTAAATTCATTGGTTTTAAAAGATAGCACTCTAGAACCATCATCATTTACAATTACACGCGCAACAAAGTCAACCATTCCAGCAAGTTTTAGCGCGGCTTTATCGTTTAATGCTGGCTTTATAGCTGTTACTTTATCGCCACTTTTTTTAGTTATGTCCTTAGTCATATCTTCATGCGATAATAATATAATGTTTTCATAATCTAAAGCCATTAAACGTTTAATAGTGCTTAAAAACTCTATGCGCACTTTATCCCAAGCACGGAAACTATCATCACTTTCATGCGTAATTCCTAACTGGTCGTACATAAATAACCGACAGTATTCATAAGTATCTTCAACCAAATCAACAACGATAGATTTGAAATTATTCTGCTTCTTCTCTAACTCTGTAACAGCATCTTTAAAAATCTCCCAAGCAAAACGCTTTTTTGTAATCCTGCCTTCAACTGTAATATTATCTTTTATATCAACATGCGGCGGGATGCCATTAGGTAGATGTGTATAGTTGCCATCTGTACTTAAAAATAAAGGTTCTGGGAACTGGTTAGCAAAATATGTTTTACCGCTAAATGGCTGTCCGTATAGGAATATCTTTTTCTT